CGCAGCCCGGTGATGAAGGCGCTGCCCGACATGCGCACCGCCAACAAGGTGGTGGAACTGACGCTGAAGAACGCCTCGATCGCGGTCGCCGGCATCTGGCAGGCGGAGGATGACGGGGTGCTGAAGCCGGCCAACATCCGCCTGACCCCCGGCGCGATCATTCCCAAGGCGGTCGGCAGCGCCGGGCTTACGCCGCTCGCCGCACCCGGCAAGTTCGATGTCAGCCAGCTGGTGCTGGACGATCTGCGCGCGCGGATCCGCCACGCGCTGCTGGCCGACCGGCTGGGGCCCGTGCAGGGCGCGCGGATGACCGCCACCGAGGTGCTGGAGCGCTCGGCCGAGATGGCACGGCTGCTCGGCGCCGCCTACGGCCGGCTGCAGACCGAGCTGCTGACGCCGCTGGTGCTGCGCGCCGCCGCCATCCTGGTCCGGCGCGGGCTGATCCCCCGCATGCACATGCCGGACGGCCACCGCGTCGCCATCGCCTACCGCTCGCCGCTCGCGCAGGTGCAGGCGCGCGGCGATGCCGCCAACACGCTGCTTTGGCTCGAGGCCGTCTCCAAGATGGGGGCGGAGGCCGCGGCAATCGTCGACGCCCCCGCCGCCGCGCGCAGCCTGGCCCGCGTGCTGGGCGTCGCCCCCGACCTGCTGCGCGATCCCGCCGCCCCCTCCTCCTCCGCCGCCTGAAGGAAAGACCCATGCCCGAGAACCTGCTGGAGCCGGATGAAACCCCGGCCGTTCCCCCTGTCGCCGGCAAGGCTTCCGCCCGCCCGGCCGACATCCCGGAGAAGTTCTGGGATGCCGAGCGCGGCGAAATCCGCGTCGACGCGCTGCTCAAAAGCTACCGCGAGCTCGAGAAGCGGCTGTCGCGCAGCGTCGCGCTGCCGGAGGGCGAAGCCGACGAGGAGACCCGCGGCCGCCTGCTGCGCGCGCTGGGCTGGCCTGAGTCTCCTGACGCCTACCAGGTGACGCCGAAGCACGCGCTGACCGGCCCGGATGCCGAGATCAACGCCGCCCTGCACCAGGCGGGCTTCACGCAGCGCCAGGTGCAGCTGGTGTACGACCTCGCCGCCGAGCGGCTGCTGCCGCTGATCGCCGACGCTGCCGCCGAGTTCGAGGCCGACCGCGAGCGCCAGCGCCTGGCCGACCATTTCGGCGGGCCTGATCGCTTCGCCGAGACCGCCCGCCAGGTCGCCGCCTGGGGCCGCGCGCACCTGGCACCGCCGGTGTTCGAGGCGCTGAGCGCGACCTTCGATGGCGTTCTCGCCATGCAGGCGATGATGGCCAAGGGCGAGCCCGCTCTGGCCCCCCGCGGCGAGCCGCAAGGAGCGCCGGATGAGGCGGAGCTGCGCAAGATGATGCGCGACCCGCGCTACTGGCAGAAGCGCGAGCCGGACTTCGTCGGCCGCGTGACGGAAGGCTTCAAGCGCCTGTTCCCGAACGGCTGACCCAGCCTTCCGACGCGGGGCCAAGCCCGCGGACCGGGCGCGTCACGCCGATGGCGTGCCTTCGGCACGACGCTTGAGGGCAAACAAATCGCGGGGCTGATCCGGCCGGCCTTCCCCCCCGACCCGGTCGGAACGGCGCCATCGCTCGGCGCCGGCCCCGCGCCCTGCCGGGTGCCGCGTTGCGCGCCCCATGCCGCGCGCGCGGCACCCGGCGTTCCGCCTTCGCCAACCCCTTCGCCGCCGGCCAACCGCAAGCACCCGCGCGCGGCCCGGCGGCGCACTGCCCGCCCGATCCCCGAGCCGCCAGGCCCGACAAGGACGGTGGGTGCGCCCCGAACCGCCTGAACCGAAACCCACTCACGCGAGGGATACCCCCGCATGTCCATCTCCATCGACCAGGCCTTCGTCCGCCAGTTCCAGAACGAAGTGCACGAGAGCTACCAGCGCCTTGGTTCCCGGCTGCGCGCCACCGTGCGCAGCAAGACCGGGGTGCGCGGCATCAGCACGACCTTCGCCAAGGTCGGGCGCGGCATCGCCGCCAGCAAGGCGCGCCACGGCGCGGTGCCGGTGATGACCGTCGACCACACCGCGGTCGAATGCTTCCTGAGCGACCACTACGCCGGCGACTGGATCGACAAGCTCGACGAGCTGAAGGTCAACATCGACGAGCGCGGCGTGATCGCCAACGCCGGCGCCTATGCGCTGGGCCGCAAGACCGACGAGCTGATCATCGCAGCACTCGACCAGGCCACCCGCGTGGTGACCGGCGCCGGCGACCTGGCCGACACCGTGGGCCTGACCAGGGCCAAGGTGCTGGCGGCGTTCGAGATGCTGGGCAACACCGACGTGCCGGACGACGGCCAGCGCGTGTGCGTCGTCGGCTGGAAGCAGTGGTCCGACCTGCTGGGCATCCAGGAGTTCGCCAACACCCAGTACGTGGGCGAAAGCGAGCTGCCGTGGAAGGGCGCGCAGATGAAGCGCTGGCTGGGCACCAGCTGGGTCGCGCACAGCGGCCTGCCGCTGGTCGGCAACGTGCGCCAGTGCTTCTGGTACCACCGCACCGCGATCGCGCATGCGGTCGGCGCCGACGTGACCACCGACATCACCTGGCACGGCGACCGCGCCGCGTTCTTCGTCAACAACATGATGAGCCAGGGTGCGGTCATGGTCGATGCCGACGGCATCGTGCGCATCCGCGCGCGGGAGTAAGCCACCATGCCGTTCCAGCTGCGTGACCTATCCGTGCTGAGCTACGCCAACGGCTTCACGCTGTGGCACTATCGCAGCACGGCCGACACCATGGCGACGATCACCGCGGCGAACTACTTCGCCCCGGCCAGCGCCATGGTCGCCCGCAACGACGTGCTGGTGATCGTGGGCAGCGACGGCGTGCGCCAGTCGCGCGTCGCCACCGTCGCCCCCGGCGCCGTCATCGTCGCCGCGCTGACGCCCTGACGCGGACACCTCGGCGCGCGGCCGTCAACCGCGCGCCGAGCCTTCCTCTCCCATTCCCCCACCACGGAGCCTTTCCCATGGCGCTTTCCGCGCTTGCGATGTGCTCGCGCGCGCTGCTGAAGATCGGCGCGACGACGATCGCCAGTTTCGACGAGGGCACGGCCGAGGCCGAGGTCGCGGCGAACCTCTATCCCTCGCTTCGCGATGCGCTGGTCAGCGCCTACCCGTGGAGCTTCGCCACCGGCCAGCGCCAGCTGGCCCGCCTGGCGGCCGCCCCGGTCGCGGACTTCCAGCACGCGTATCAGCTGCCGTCCGACTTCCTCCGCGCGCTCTCCGCCGGTTCCGGCACGCGCGGCCAGGGCGTGGACTACCGCATCGCCGAGGACAGGCTGCATGCCGATGCGGACCACGTCACGCTGACCTACGTCTTCCGCCCCGTCGACGAGGCGCTGCCGCCGTTCTTCCAGGCCGCGCTGATCGCCCGCCTGGCCGCCGAGTTCACCATCCCGCTGACCGAGAACACGTCACGGGCGCAGCTGCTGTTCGAGCTGGCCGAGCGCGAGCTGCGCGCCGCGCGCCTGACCGACAGCCAGCAGGACCAGCCGCCGGCGCTGGCCGACTTCCCGCTGATCACCGCCCGGGGCTGAGCGATGAGCACGCTTCGCCGCATCAAGACCAGCTTCACCGCCGGCGAGCTTTCGCCCGAGCTGATGGGCCGGCCCGACCTGCGCGCCTACGAGAACGGCGCGCGGTCCTTGCGCAACGTCTTCATCCTGCCCACCGGCGGCGTCGCCCGGCGTCCTGGCCTGCGCTGGCTTGCGGCGCTTCCTGGCGCCGCCCGCCTGATCCCCTTCGAGTTCTCGACCGAGCAGACCTACCTGCTGGCGCTGACCGCCGGGCAGATCACGGTGTTCCGCGGCGATGCAGCGGTGGCGACCATCCCGGTGCCGTACACCGCCGCGCAACTGGCGCAGGTGGCCTGGACACAGTCGGCCGACACGCTGCTGCTGACCCACCCTGATGTCGTGCCGCAGCGCATCACCCGCACCGGCCACACCAGCTGGCAGGTCGCCCCCTGGAGCTTCGTGGCCGAGCCGTTCTTCCGCTTCGCCGACGGCGCGATGACGCTCGCCGCCAGCGCCACCAGCGGCACGATCGCGCTGACCGCCTCGGCCGCGCTGTTCGCCGCCGGCCATGTCGGCGCCACCGTCCGCCTGGCCGGCAGGCGCGCGCGCATCACCGCCGTCGCCTCCGCCACCAGCGCGACCGCCACGGTGCTGGACACGCTGACCGGCACCGCGCCGACCACCAGCTGGGACGAGAGCGCCTTCAGCAACGCCCGCGGCTGGCCGACCTGCTGCTGCTTCCACCAGGACCGCCTGGTTCTTGGCGGTTCGCGCGACCTGCCGAACCGGCTGTGGCTGTCGCGCTCCGGCCAGCTCTTCAATTTCGATCTCGGCACGGGCCTCGACGACCAGGGCATCGAGTTCGCGCTGATGAGCGACCAGGTGAACGCCATCCGCGCGGTGTTCAGCGGCCGCCACCTGCAGGTGTTCACGTCGGGGGCCGAGTGGATGGTCAGCGGCGACCCGCTTACGCCCGGCAACATCCAGCTGAACCGCCAGACCCGCGTCGGCAGCGCCACCGACCGCATCGTGCCGCCGGTCGACGTCGATGGCGCCACCATCTTCGCCGCCCGCGGCGGCCGCAGCCTGCACGAGTTCGTCTACACCGACGTCGAGCAGGCCTACCAGGCCAACGACCTGGCGCTGGTCTCGCGCCACCTGGTCGACCGGCCGCAGGGCATGGCGTTCGACCAGACGCGGCGCCTGCTGCACATCGCGATGGCCGACGGGTCGCTCGCCACGCTCACCATCTACCGCGCCGAGCAGGTCACTGCCTGGACCCGGCAGGACATCGCAGGACACGTGCGCCACGTCGCTGAACTGGACGGCGCGGTCTACCTTGCCACCGAGCGCGCAGGCGCCTTCGCGCTGGAACGCTTCGACGACGCGCTGGCGATGGACGCCGCGATCGACGGCGAGACGCCCGCGCCGTCGGCGACCTGGAGCGGCCTTGCGCACCTGGAGGGCCAGGCGGTCGCCGTGCTGGCCGATGGCGCGCCGCGCGGCAGCTTCATCGTCAGCGCCGGCGCGGTCGTGCTCGACCCGCCGGCGCGGCGGGTGGCGATCGGGCTTGCCTTCACCCACCGCATCGAACCGCTGCCGCCCGAGCTGGTGACCGCCGCCGGCGCCAAGACCGGCCCGGTGCGCCTGGTCTCCGTCACCTTCCGGCTGCTGGAGACGGCCGCCCTTTCGGTCGATCTCGGCCGCGGCGTCGTCGACGTGCCGTTCCGCCGCCTCGGCCCGGCGCTGCTCGATGCGCCGCCGCCCGCCTTCACCGGCGACCGCGTGCTGCGGGCGCTGGGCTGGCAGCGCGACGCCAGCGTCGCGCTGTGGCGCGTCGAGGGCAGCGCGCCGCTGCCCACCAAGATCCTTTCCGTCACCACCGAACTGAGGGTGAACGACTGATGGCCCAGCTCGCCACCATCGCGACCATTGCGTCTACGGCAGCTTCCGTGGCGCAGGGCGTGTCGCAAAGCAGCGCGCAGGCGAAATCCGCCCGCGTGCAGACCCAGGCCCTCGCCGCCCAGGCGGCCGAGCGCGCCCGCCAGCGCAAGGAGCTGGTCGAGAAGACCGTCGCCTCAACCCGCGCGCGCCTTTCCGCCTCCGGCGCCGCGCCGAACAGCGGCTCGGGCGAGGCGCTGCTGGACGGCATCCGCGCCGAGGCAGACGCCGCGCAGGACGCCGACAACCAGCAGCTCGCCGCGCGCATCTCGGCCGGGCGGCGCTCGCTGCTCGACGAGACCGGCGCGCTGACCGGCTTCACCCGCGCCGTCCGCGGCAGCGCCAGCATCGGCTCCGGCCTGCGCTCGCTGCTCGACGTGTTCTGACCCCAGGAACCCCCGCCATGTCGACCGAACACATCCAGATCAACGACGTCGCGCCGCGCATCCAGTATGTCGCCGACGGCGTCGCCACCGCCTTCGCGTTCCCGTTCGCGATCTTCGCGGCGAGCGACCTGCAGGTCTTCGTCGACGGCGTGCGGCAGACCGGCGGCTTTGCCGTCTCGGGCGCCGGCGACAGTGGCGGCGGCACCTGCAGCTTCGCCGTCGCCCCCGCCGCCGGGCGCAACATCACGCTGCGCCGGCGCCTGCCGATCCGCCGCACCAGCGACTTCCAGGAGAACGGCGTGCTGCGCGCGCGCGTGCTGAACGACGAGCTGGACTACCAGACCGCCGCCATCCAGCAGCTGGCCGACGACTCCACGCGCACGCTGCAGTTCGACCCCAGCGACACCGCGCCGGCCGCGCTGCTGCCGCCGGCCGCGCAGCGTGCGGGCCGCCTGCTGGGCTTCGGTGTCGACGGCGCGCCGGCGATGTTCGACGGCGCCAGCGGCATCGGCGCCGCCGAGAACGTGCTGTTCAACCCGGCCACCGCGGCCGCCGGCGGCACCGTCGCCGCCAAGCTCGCCGAGACGCTGTCGGTGCGCGATTTCGGCGCGGTCGGCGACGGCACCACCGACGACACGCTGGCGATCCAGGCCGCGTTCGACGCCGCCAACACGCGCTCCGCCACGGTGCTGGTGCCCGACGGCACCTATCGCACCAGCGCGCCGCTGGTGCTGGGCCCCGACGCCTTCGCGCTGTCGATGCGCGGCGAGATCCTGTTCGCCGGCACCGGCACCGCCCTTCACATCGGCAACCCCGGCGCGACGCGGCTGTGGGGCCGGCGCTACCACGGCATCCGGGTGCGGCGCCTGACCCTCTCCGACTGGAGCAGCGAGGCCGAGATCGGCGTCGCCATCTACAACGCCTATGCCTGCGACATCACCATCGAGCACGCGGAAGGCTTCACCATCGGCGCGCAGTGCTTCGGCGACGGCGTGGGATGGGTCTATTGCCGCGTCGGGCTGGGAAGGCTGTTCAACAACAAGGTCGGGCTGGACCTGCGCTGCGGCGTGGGTGGCTGGAACAACCAGAACACCTTCATCGGCGGCACCTTCCAGATGGCCACCGCCACCAACCCCACGCGCGACCGCTACGGCGTGCGCTTCAGCCGCACGCCGGGCGGCTACGACAGCCACAACAACAACGTCTTCCTCAATCCCAGCTTCGAGCTGAAGGCCGTGGTCGACTGGTGGACCGCGACGAACTACGCGGTCGGCACGCGCGTGCGGGGCGCCGGCGGGCGCATCTACACCTGCACCGTCGCCGGCCTCAGCGGCGCCACTGCCCCCGCCGGCACCGGCACCGGCATCGTCGACGGCGCGGCGCGCTGGGACTTCACGCAGGAAAGCCACGACTGCGTCAGCGTGCTGATGGAGGTCTCGGGCCGCGCCAACCGCTTCATCGGCGCGCGCAACGAGGGCAGCGGCCGGGCGGTGGCGCGCGAGCTGCGCGACGCGATGAGCAACGCCTACGACTTCGCCTTCGTCGGCGGCCAGGGCGCGGCCGGCAACGCGATGGGCGGCCACTTCGTCGAGGCCGCCGGCAACCTGGCCGGCAGCGTGCTGTCCATCAGCAACGGCTTCGACCGCTTCGCCGCTGCCGACCAGCCGCTGAAGCTGATCTGGGCCGCGCCCGACCTGCGCCGCGCCGCCAACCCCTACGACGGAAGCCGCATCTTCGTGCAGGGCTGCAGCCTGGTCGCCACCTCGCCGGCGCCGGAGCGGCGGCTGAACACCTTCCGCCAGCTCTCCTCGTTCGAGCTCCGCGCCAACGGCATCCGCGTGCCGAACTCCTCGCGCGGGATCGGAACCTGCGTCGACACCCGCGCGGCCAAGCGCTTCCTGTTCGCCTACGCGCTGGATGGCCAGGCGCAGGCCGGCCGCATGCTGGTGCGCTGCTTCGATGCCGACGACCGGCTGATCACCACGGGCACGCCGGTGCGCGCCAGCCGGTCGCTGTCCTTCCTCGCCTCGCTGGGCGGCTGGTTCAGCGGCTTCGAGAGCTTCGCGCCGCTGTATTTCGAGGTCGATGCCACCGTCGCCACCGTGTGGGTCGGCATCACCGGCAGCAGCGCCGGCCCGGCCGACGTCACCGCGCTGCGGCTGTTCTGTGTCGAGGCGCACGCGCCGCGTGTCTTCCCGGGCCATGGCGAGGACGATCCCGGCCAGGCGGCGATCGCGATCGCCGCACCCGGCTTCGGCACCCACGACGCCTTCGCGGTCTACCGCAACGTCGCCGCCAGCGGCCCGGCCTTCTGGGAATGCACCACCGGCGGCACCTTCGGCGCGCTGTCGTCGGTGCAGGGCACGATGTTCGCCGGCGGCAACAGCCTGTTCCTGGGCAGCCTCAGCCTTCTGCAGCCGGGCGAGTATGTCAGCGTCGCGGGTGCGGTCGGCGTGGCCACCGTCGCGGCGATCCAGCGCTACGATGCGGCCGCCACGCCCGCCTGGGCGGCCAACACCACCTACGCGCCCGGCACGGTCGTGGCCCGCGGCGGCGTGGTCTATGTCTGCGCGGCCGCCAGCGGGCCTTCCGGTACCGCCGGCCCCTCCGGCACCGGCAACGGCATCGCCGATGGCGGCTGCACCTGGAACAGCGTCGTCGCGCGCGCCACGCTGTCGGCCAACGCCGGCGCCACCGTCTCGGCGGTCGCGGTGAACTATGTGGCGCCGGCCTTCGCGGCGCGGGCGCGCACGTGACGCCGCCGGCCAGGCTGCCCACCCCGACCGAGCCGACCGCGCAGGAGGTGCTGCTGGTCCGCCAGCGCGTCGGCCTGCGCCTGGTGCACCTGATCGAGCGCCTGGCGGAGGACTATACCGACTACGCCACCGGCCGGGCGCCCGACGACACCAAGGCCTTCGCCGCGCACCACGCCGCGTGCAAGGCCGCGGTGGCGCACCTTACCCTGCTGATGCGGCTGGCCCACAGCATCGCGCCCGAGCAGACCGAGGAGCTGGCGCCGCACGTGCTGCTGGGCCAGGCGCGCGCCGCGCTGTCGGAAGGCACGGCCGACCTGGAGCTGACCGCCGAGCGCCGGGACGCCATCGCCGAGCTCGGCCTCGCGCTGGACGAGGAGGAGGGCTAGGCCATGGCGCGCCCCGCCACCCGCGCACCCTACGCCGACGTGCGGTTCGACGAGTTCCTTTGGATCTGGAACACGCGCGCCGCGCAGTCCACCCCGGCGCTGCACCTGCGAATCGCCCGCTGGCTGCAGGCGCGCGAGGCGAACCAGCAGCGCCGGCTGCTGCTGATGGCGTTCCGCGGCGCCGGGAAAAGCACGATCGTTGGCCTGTGGTGCGCCTGGCAGCTGATGCGCAACCCGGCCGCGCGGCTGCTGGTGCTTGGCGCCGACGACGCGCTCGCCGTGACCATGGTGCGCAACGTCCGCCGCATCATCGAACGCCACCCGCTGTGCGCCGCGATCCGCCCGAAACGGGTGGAGGAATGGGCGGCCGACCGCTTCACGGTGCGGCGGCCCGGCGCGGCGCGCGACCCGTCGATGCTGGCGCGCGGCATCACCAGCAACATCACCGGCAGCCGCGCCGACATCATCATCGCCGACGACGTGGAGGTGCCGAACACGGCCGACACCGCGGCGAAGCGCGAGGAGCTGCGCGCGCGCCTGGCCGAGGCCGCGTTCGTGCTGTCGCCGGGCGGCACCATGCTGTTCGTCGGCACCCCGCACGCCGCCGACAGCCTGTACGCCGACCCCACCGCGCCGCGCCCGGCCGGCGCCGGCCCGCCCTACCTCGCCGATTGTGCGCGGCTGGTGATCCCGATCGTCGACGAGGCCGGCGCCTCGGCCTGGCCGGAGCGCTTCACGCCGTCGGAGATCGAGGCGCTGCGCCGCCGCGTCGGGCCGCAGCGCTTCATCAGCCAGATGCTGCTGCGGCCGGTCGATCCGGGCAGCCTGCGGCTCGATCCCGCGCAGCTGGCGCGCTATGCCGAGGAGCTCACGCTCGCGCACGGCAACGGCGCCAGCCTGCTGCGCATCGGCGCCCGCCGCATGGCCAGCGCCACCTGCTTCTGGGATCCCGCCTTCGGCGCCCCCGGCCGGGGCGATTCCAGCGTGCTGGCCGCCCTGTTCGCCGACGAGACGGGCGGCTTCTGGCTGCATCGCGTGGTGTATTTCCGCCACGATCCGCGCGCGGCCGAAAGCGCGGCCGCACAGCTGTGCGCGCAGGTCGCCGACATCGCCGCCGCACTTCACCTGCCCGCCGTCACCGTCGAGACCAACGGCATCGGCAAGTTCCTGCCCGGCCTGCTGCGCGAGACCTTCGCCGCCCGCCGCCTGGCCTGCGCCGTGCGCGAGCAGGTGGCCACCCGCGCCAAGGACGAGCGGATCATCGCCGCGCTGGAGCCGGTGATGGCGGCGCGGCGCCTGAACGTGCACGAGAGCGTCTTCGCCACCCCCTTCGTGCAGGAGCTGCGCGACTTCCGCCCCGGCGCGCGGGGCCTGGCCGACGACGGTCTCGATGCAGTGGCCGGCTGCCTGCTGGCCGAGCCGATCCGCCTTGCCCCCCGCCTGCCGCCGGGCGCGCGCCCCGATTGGCAGGGGTCAGCCTGGCAGGGCGCCGCCTATGCCGCAGGGCGCGACTTCGACCCGCTGGCCGGCTGACGCTTCAGGATTTCGCTGGCGTGGCGGTCGAGCCCCGCCGGCGTCGCCACGAACCGCCCATCTTCCCGCGCCTGGGCCAGGCCCATCGACTGCAGGCGCAGCAGGCACGGCTGATCCTTCAGGCCGGGCGGGCGGCCTACCCCGCCTGCGACCTTCAGCCGGTTCAGCGCCGACCGGCAGCAGGTCTCCAGATACGGCTCGTTCCACATGACCCCACCCTAGCACGGAGTTGCCACGATGGCCCCGATGGATCTCGACCTTACCACCTGGCTCACCGCCATCATGCTGCCCGTGCTGGGCGCGCTGTTCTGGATGATCCAGAACGGCAAGCGCGACGTGCAGGAGCGGATGGATGCGCTGACCCAGCGCAAGCTGGATGCCATGCTGGCGCTGCGCGAGGACCTGGCCGGCCACAAGCTGGACGTCGCCCGCGGCTATGCGCCGCTGCACGCCATCCGCGACCTCGATCGCCGCCTGTCGCTGCACCTGATGCGCATCGAGGACAAGCTGGAGCGGCTGGGCGGCCGCACCTCGCTGATCGCGCTCAGCCAGGCGGACGACGAGGCGCAGTGA